CCCCGCCGTAAATCACGCGGTCGCCCGCCCGGTCCCGGTCCACCCCCTTTAGTGGGGGCGTCACGTCGCTCCAGAAGGTTGCGTATGCGCGCCCCAGGTCGAGCCCCATCGTCTGCACCATGGCGGCGGATAGCGGCTGGAAATTGCCGCTGACGGTCTCCGCATCCGCGAACACTGGTGCCGGATTACCCGCCGCTGTCGTGCCGAGGCTGGCAAACCGCCGCACCGTCACGGCCTGTCGCCCCACGAGCGCCAGCGCTGTGGCGAGGAGGTTCATTTTGCCACCGTGCGATGCGTCACGCTCTGGAACATGAGCCCCGTGTCGATCAACGGCTTGTCGAAGCCTTTTCGTGCGACCGTCGAGGCCGCCAGCGGCGGAGAAGTCACGGACTGGATAGCCTTGCCCACATCGCCCGCCGCACGGGCCGCAATCATGTCCATGGCCGCCGCCCCCGTGATCGCCCCGGTGGCAACCTGGACGGCGGCGGCACCCATGAGCTTGAGCCATTCCGGCCCATATGTCGCGATGGCCGGACGCATGAACGGGCGCGCGGGCGTGCGGCTCGTGCCAAACTCATTGATCGCTGCCACGTACGCGGTCGGCGTGCCATCCGGGTACTTGGACGTTTCGAACCACCCGACCTGAGACGACGTATTGTCGAGGCCCGCCAGTGCCGCAACCACCGGCGCTACGCCGCGCCCCGCGCGCTGGACGCGGCCGACCATCAGAAAATGCCCCCGATCTTGCGGAAGCCGCGCCGCTCGGGAAAACCGCCGACATAGAGACCCCCGGCACTGATGAGCGCCAGGAGGGCGGCAAGCTGCTGCCCATACGGGGTGCTGGCCAACCAGTATTGCCATGCGGAACGCGTCGTCGGCGCCGCCACGGTCACGGATACCTTGTCCACGGTGGCAGACACCGCCGGCCCGGTAACGGCCGGCCCCGTGCCCCCGCCGCCGGCCGCCGTGTCGGTCGCAAGCTGGAGGAGATGCGCCGTCAGCAAGTCCAGGGCGGATTGCAGGCTCACGCCGCTGAGCGCCCAATTGTCTTGGTCCCCGAACATCCCGACCGCCAGCCCCCACCGCAGCGTGATTGCCACATCGGGGTATAGCGTAACCGACGTGAACGCCGGAAACGTCTGGCGGAAAACCGGGATGTCGAGGACCGCCGTCATGGGTTACGCCTTGCGGCCGCGCGCGGGGGCCGCCTTGGTGTCCGGGGCATTGGTCAGCGCCGGGGTATCCGCGAGGTCGGCGTCCACCAGCGGCGCGGACTTGTCGCGGCCGGTCATGTCCGCCGCCGCCACTTCGGGATCCACTACCGCCGTGCTGACGGTGATGAAACCGTTCTCGCGATGCAGGCGAAACACCGGATTGGCTTCCAGAAGCTCCAGTTGTTCGGCAGTCACGGTGGTGACCGCGCCGCGCGGCGTGATCAGCCGAGCGTCGGCCACGTTGACCTTGCCGGCGATGAACACGGTATCGGCCTCAATCTGCATATCCGCGCCGCCGGGCGCGTACGTGGCATAGCGCATATCCGAGGACAGGGTGGAATAGACGTGATGCTTGGTCTTGGCCATGAGGTTGCCTCGTCCGTGGGGAAATGTGGGCCGCCGGGTCAACCCCGGCGGCAGAGTGGGTCAGATGCCGGAGCGCCGCACGACCGCGAAGGGCCGCTTGAGCATGATGCCCGCGAGTGCGTTGGTGTAATCTTCCACGTACGCCTTGGCCTGCTGCTCGATGCCCAGCGCCTGGAACTTGGCGGGGACGATCTGCGCAAACACGGCGCCGTCATCGGTCGAGCCGTCTTCCAGCTTGACCGCGTACAGGTAGAAGACGTTCGCACCGCCGTTGGCCGCGTTGAGTTCCGGCGCCGAAACGATGGTCAGGCCCGGATACGTTTCAGTCAGCCACTGGCGCACCGACACGCCGTAATCACTGACGACGGCGAGAAACTGCGCCGCGATGGTGGCGACGGCGAGGATCATCGGCGTCCGCATGGGGTCGATGGTGTCGCCGCTCTGGTTCTGGAGCGCGCCGGCCGCGTTGCGGATATCCGCCGTGATCTCCAGGAACGTCTTCTGGCTCCACAGCGGCGAACCGCTGACCCCGTTCGGGACGGTCACGTAGGCGGGCAACGCCGGGTCGTTGAGGAACCCATACGTGCGGTTGGTGCCGCCGTTGTAGCCATAGAAGCCGACGCGGTTGCGGATCAATTCCAGATTGAGGGCTGCGGAAGCGCGCTTCTCCGCCCCGGAATTGATGTTGACCTTTGCGGCCCGCGCTTCTTCCAGTTTGCCCACGCGGGCGCCGGCTTCGAAGCGGATCACCGAGCGCCGCTCCCATCCAGGGTTCCAGGAGTTGAGCGGGACGTTGGTGTAGTCGCCATACAGCACCGCGAAGCCCGTGGGCTCCAGGGTCTGCTGGATGATCTCCTCATCCGCCCAATCGCCCGCGACCGTGAGGCCGGCGAGAAGGTCGATCTTGCGTGCCGCCGTGACTGTGCGGACGATGCCCGGAAGCCACGACTGCAAGAACTGGAGGGGGGTCGTCGCCGTGCCGGGGTAGGTGGTCGGCGTCAGCACATTGGCGTCCATGGCCGCGCGGGCCATCATAGACAGCAACCCGCTATCAATGCCGATGCCGAGGCGCGCCGCCGCCTCCAGTGCGTCCATGCCGGTGATGTCGGCGGCATCCAGCGCCACCGTTACGGACGCCGCAATGGCGATCGGGTCCAGATGGAGCCGAGTATTCTGCATATGCGAAAGCATGTCGGCTGGCTCCTATCAACCGTTGAAGGCGATGACGGCGAGGCCGGCCGCCGCCGTCTCGTAGCGGACCACGGTGCCGTTGGGCAGGCGGGTGGTGCCCGCCGGGGCGGAGGCGCCGGGAACGGTCGTCTGGAGAGCGCCCGTCGTCTGCGAGAACCACACCCAGTCGCCAACCGCTGCGGCGGTGGAGATGCTCACGATCAGGCCGGCTGTCTCCTGGACAAGCTCAACCGTCGTCCCGTCAGCCAGCAGCAGCGACGGCGAGAGCGGATTGCCGATCGAGGCGCCAACGAGGGCGTACGTCTTCGGGTTGGCGAGGACACCCGCGAAAACCCCGGTGCCCCCCGCCGCCACGTCGAGCGGAATGGGGTCGGCGGTCGTGTCGAAGTTGCCGGTGGCGTCATCCGCCACCGTGAAGACGCGGCCCACGATGTTGTTCGCGGCGCCCGCGCCGCTGGCGAGCACGGCGGGCTGCGCTCGCAGCGGCCCTTCAAGGAAGAGTTCCCCGACGACGCCGAAGCCGACGTTGTTGCGAACGGTGGTCTGGAAGGTCATATCAGGCCCCCTTGGTGGCGGCGTAAGCGCCGATCTTGGCGGCGGCGCCGGTGGGGGCCGCGTCGGAAGCCGTGCGGGCCGCCGGCTTGGCGGGCTGCCGCGCGGCAAGGAAGCCGTTGAGGGTGTCCACCTCGTGGCCCTTTCGGGCCGTAAGCCCAAGCTTGCGGACGCCGTAGGCGACCACGTCCGCATGCGTCATTTCCGCGTGGTCGAACACACCGATATGGGGCACGAGCTGACGCGCCAGCGCGTCGCGGGCCGCCACTCGCCGCATGACTTCGCGCTCGTCCAGCACCGGGCGGGCGGAAAGTTCCGCCACGCGTTTGGTGAGGCGGCGGAGCGCGGCGTCCATGGCGCCTCCCTCCGACTTGGGCATGTCGCCGTCCTCGCCTTCGGGGGCAGGGGTTTCCGCCGCCGGGGCCGGCATGTCGCCGTCCTCGCCTTCGGGGGCAGGGGTTTCCGCCGCCGGGGCTGGCATGTCGCCGTCCTCGCCTTCGGGGGCTTCGGGTTTGACCGCTTCGCCAAGAATGGCGACGGCTGCCTGGAGTGCTTCCAGAACCTTTTTCAGCTTTTCGGGGTCCAAGCGGCCCTCCATGGCGTCCACGGTTGCAACAAACTGGTCCAGCACAGCCACCTCCGGCCCCATGCGCCCTTCGCGAACCAAGGCAAGGTGATTGCCCCGAAGTTCGCGCTGGATGTAGTCATAGGCTTGGCCGCGCCACGTTCCCGGCGCATAAACATACTTGCATCGGTAGCCTAGAGACAACTGCTTTTTTCCCGCGCGGATCAAGCGGGCCAAAGCAGTCGAAAAGAGTTTGATGGTCGCAACAACCATTCCGGCGTCATCGTCATACGCCGCGTCTTGACCGATCGCGCCGTGCACCCCGTAATCTTCCGCCGGGGTCTCGCCGGCGCCCAACATCTCGTGGTCATCCACGATCGGCAGCAGGCTCAACGATGCGAGAAATTCGGGGCTGGCGAGTTCTTCGGGCGGTCGGAGAACCGAGAAGATCCGGACGGCGTCCAGACCAGAAAGCCCAAGTTGGGCCCCGCTATACTCAAAGACGCCTACGCGCGTGACCGGATTACGCGCGATCTCGATCCAGCCGTTTTGGTCAATGCGCCGGGCGGTCACTCGTCATCGTCTCCGAAAGAGACCACCGGCACCATTCGGCACCGGCAGTTTATGAGTTGCCCAGGTAAACCGCGCTCGCCGGTACGTTCATCTATGACCGGGGGGTTGTCAAGATCGAACACCCGGCCGTTGTAGGCTACATGCAGGGGGCGCGGTTCTTTCCCGCCCGCCGAATGTAGCCATTCGAACTTGCGGATGCCGAGCCCCTGCATGCGCGCCCGGTTGACCGCCGTCGTTGCTTTCCGGGTCTGGTCCACTGCGATCAGATTGGCCCGCTTTTTTGTCGAGTGGCCGATTTTCTCAATCGTTGACCGCAAATCCTGCGCGCCATTACCTTCCTGTATCGAGCGCATGACCGCGCCTTCAATATCCTTGAAGTACTCCTGCGGGATGGACTTGATCAGCGCCACGTTTTGCTTCGTGCTGGCCTGTAGAACTTCCGCCACCCTGCCGGATATTACGTCCGTTTTCAGCGTCAGGCCGCCCGAAACTTCCTTGAGGCTCGCGCCAAGTTGCACCGCGCTGGATGCGCTCACGCCTTTGGTCAGCGTCTCCGCCAACCCACCCGCCCGCCGGGTAAACAGCAGGTCGAAACGCTCGCTCATGCGCGCCAGGATCCGCGCCACCAGAACGGTAAAGCTCGGAGCGTCCAAGGCCACGTCGGCGCGGACCGCCGCCGGCTCCTCGAAGGCGCGCACCACCGCCCGCGCCACAATGCGCGTCATCTGGTCCACCATGGCGGATAGCTCAGCTTGATACCGCCGTTCGCTGGCCGCCGGCATATTGAGCGGGCGCCCCTTGAACGTGTGGCCGCCGCGCTCCGCCGCCCAGGCTTTACGCTGTGGGGTCAGGGGCTGCCGAGGCATTCAGGAATTCCTCAATGACCGCATCGGGCGTCCCAGCCTCCGGCGCATCGGTCAATGTCTGGTAGGAGCCGGAACGGTCAAGGCGGATCCGCTGGCGAACTTCCAGGGGGTCAATGGCTCCGATGGAGATGAGGATTTGGTCAGTCTCCGCCTGCGTCTTCTCAATAGCCGCGTACTCGGCAGCGGTCGGGCTGTCGAGCGGCGCCCAATCATGGCCGATTTCCAGCACATCCGGCGAGATGGCTGGAGCGAAACGCGGCTGAATTTCCGAACGCAACAGGCGGGAATAGTGGCCATCCAGGAGCGGGGTCAGGTCGTTTTCCTGAATGGTTTCGAGTTCCTCGTGATAGCTCGCCTCTTCGTACTCACCCGTCGCGTTGAAGCCTTTCGGCGTGGTGCCCAGGAGCTTCGTGGCCGGCACCCGCGCGATAGCCGCAACAAGCTGGTATTGCCCCATAATCACGGCATCCAGATCCGCCAACGACGTTTCAAACTGCTGCATCGTGTCGTTGAGATCGTTGATTTTGACGCCGTAATTGTCCCGGAATTGCGTCCAGATTTCGAGGTTGGTCCGAAAGCGCTCCGCGTTGGCGAAGGCTTCCGCCAGATCCGTATTCCACACCGTCGTCCGCTTGGTCATAGCGAGTTGCGGCGCTTCATTGGCGGTACGCTCCGCTGCATAGACCCGCTCGTAGATCGACTGCGCCACAGACACCCCGCCGTACGAATACATTGGCTTTAGCACGTCC